AACTCTTTCTTCGCATTGCCGTCCGTATCCCGAACAATTTCACCTGTTGAGTCCCTTTCTATGTAACGCCTGACCGTAACAAGTATTTCTCCGTCCTCTGAAAGGTACAAATACTCACCATCATGTGGTGTATTTACATCAATCACTCGGCGTTGCTTAACTTGTTCGGGTTGTGTTACCGGGGGCTGCTGCGGAATGTTTGGATTGATTGGATTCATTGGCGGTTCTAGCCTGTCTTTATCCAAGAATGTAGAGAAATGTTCTGCTACATCTTTGATCTTCCAATCATAAGCTGCCATCAATATTTTTGTGATGCCACCGATGCCCTCACCTGTGTTAAAATCCATGCCACGCATGAAATTTGGGCTAATTGGGTCTATATCAATCTTTAATGACTGACCCGCTTCGCCAGATAATGAGCCAATGTAAAACTCATTTCTAATGACTTTACCGTTAGGAAATGCGCGTTTTAATGATTCAATCTGCACATATGACGGAACTTTCTCCGTTATCTCTGCAACTAAATCTTTTTGATTACTACTATATCCTGTATTGCCAACTACTTTTAATGACATTATATTGTACCTATACCTATATACCACTTCATAATGGGGCTAGTTTCAGGACTAGCCCCTACTTTTTACTCATCTCTCCAACAAGTCTCCCTAAACTCACAAAACTTGCAAAGAAAGAAATCTTTGCTTTGTGCTACTCTTGGTAAGATGTCACCTACTTTTGAAGCCGTCAAGATATTTACGGCTTTATCACTCGCTGCTTGTGCCAATTCCTGATTGTAAGGAACCAACTCATAGTAAACTTCTGATGTATTTTTATTCACCACAGTAAACAACGCAGGCTGTTCGCTTAAATCCATATATGTTTGATAAAGAGCGATCTGCGTTGCGTATGTTGGGTTCGCCTTTGCTACACCATGCCGAACAAAAGACTGAAACCTTTTATCGTTTGATGACTTGTTTTCCCATAAAGCAGGGTATCCCATTGTCACTGGACCATTACAAATCACCCCATCAATGTGACCCCTGATCTGATCGTCAGCGATAGAGAAGCCAAATTGTTCGCCTTGCTTGTCTTCTGTGCGTAAATCAAATCCTGCATCTCTGAGCCATTTAGCTGTATAATCCTCTATCTCGTGACCAAACTGAAAGATGCGCAAAGTCTGTGCGCTAAACCCCGACATTTCATCTTGCGGATAGTTAAGAAACCGATACTGTATTTTTCTACTGCATTCTTCTCCAATACTAGATGCACCAAGATATTTTCTGCGCTCACGCTTTTGCTCATTGCGCAAGATTGCATCGTCTACCTCTTTTTTTATTGCATCTGCAATTGGATCAAAAGGGGATGCTCGTAGGTGGGAAAGTGCCTGTTGACTTAAAGTATTTGTCTTCGAGAACTCCAACATCTATCTCCTGTGATAATAACTTTGCTTCCTGTATGGCAAAGAGTAAAACGTGAACTTGATCTTCTGATAAATCGCAAAATCTAGTACCCCAACCAAATTTCTCTAATATAAAAGCTAACTCATTTATTGCCGATCTTGACTCTGGTATCATTGTCAATGCACTGTCTCCCTTCCTGATCCATCAATTAATAAATCTACTATTTCGTTTATTTCTTCTTTTGGAATGTCTGAATTTTTGTAATGCATCATCATAAGAGTTGATTTATTTACTATTACGTCTGCTGACCCGAACAAAACTTCGTCTTTCTCATTCTCCTGAAACTCATCGTAAACAATTTCATTTACTGTTTCGGTAATCTCTTCAATGTCGAGTAAATTTTTACAATAGCACATGTACTGACGATTTTCTGTGTACAATTCATTGTCTTCTTTTCTTTTAGCCATTGATACAATCAATTCAAAACGAGCCATCGCTTTCATCCTTTCCTTCGTTATGTTTTAACCATAACGCTAAATCGGCAAGAATGTACTTAAATTGTGATGGATCTATTTTGGCAACCAACTCACCGTCAAACCAAACCTTGAGTCCATCATCATATACTGCCCATGTTGTTTGTGCATTTTTCACCATAAAAATTTCTCCACTTCTCTTTCAATTATTGTTCTGTTCCACAAGAAACTAAGCATGCATGCTGCTTTATATTTAGTCCATGAGAAGTCCATGAAACCAACTTCGATGCCCTGCTTGCGTAAATGCTCAATTTGCTTCTCTGTGGCTCTCTGATCTAGCCATCTCTTTGTTTTCTTTGCTGCGCTACTATCTTCGATTTCACGCAAGAAATCATCTGCGGCTGCTGTAGCTTGTGGGCTAAAACCCACGGCAAGAACTTTAAACTGCATTTTTTTGCCCTTGGTGAGACCAAAAGAAATAGAAAACTCTGACGTATTTGCCACCCCAACAAATCCTTCAAACCCCATAGCCATACGCAAACTGCCATCGCCAAACAAATCAATCCACCGAAACGGTGACATTTGCATCAAGTCGTACTCAGTCATTGAAACGTCATACAACTCTTCTTTCTCTTCCCCTTCTTGTTCAGAGATAAATTCATGCTCACAAAACTGACAGACCTTAGTTCCCATGGGTACTTCTGCACCGCAGTTAGGACAATTTTTGATAGGTGCTTCGCCTTGCTCACGATCATCAAGATTTACTGAGTCTTCAAGTGAGCCATGCGTAAAGACGCTTGTGCCGAAATCAAGCACAACACAATCAGTTTTAACTATGTCCGGAAACTCTTCTGGGTCAATCGTGCGCAAACCACGACCAATCATCTGAACCATTGTGCTCTTCTGTGAGCACGGTCTTGTTAAAACCACACAAGACACTGGCGGTGCGTCAAAACCCTCTGTAAGGACCGCTACGTTGACCACAACCTGTAGCTCTCCATAAGTTAGGTCATTTAGTATTTTGGCTCTCTCTGTCTTTGGAGTCTCGCCTGTGACCATTTCAGCATTAACATCAGCGTCTAAAAATTCATATAGAAGATCCTCTGCATGTTTGATTGTGCTACAGAATACAACGGTCTTTCGTTCACTCGCCTTGTCAATCCAATTATCAACAACAGCTTCATTAATGACTTTACGATTCATAATCGCTTCGACTTCATCCATGTCAAAGTCGTTACCTTTACGACTCACACCACTAAGCTGATCCTTTACGCCACAATCAATTACATATGTTTTAGGCGGTACAAGAAATCCTTCACGAATTAATGTTGTGATTTCTATCTGATGTGCGCAATTATTGAAAACGCTCCGTAAACCTTTTCCATCGCCACGATTCGGCGTTGCAGTGAAACCAACAATCTCTGCTTTTGGATTATCTTTCTTTACTGCCTTAATAACTCTTAAATATGTATCGGCTGCTGCATGGTGGCTTTCGTCTACGACAACCATATCAAATGCAGGACGATCTTTTAAGTTTGTCTCGCGTGAAATTGTCTGTACCATTGAGAAGATTGTATTACCACCCCAATCTTTGACCGTGCCATTTACAATACTTGTTGTGATATATGGATTGATGCGCTCAAACTTGGACTTGTTTTGATCTACAAGTTCATCGCGGTGCTGCATCACCAAAATCTTTTTACCGTCTTTGTAGCGTTCACCTACGAGCGCGGAGAGCATAATCGTCTTGCCTGCTCCAGTAGGCGCTACCACAATTGTATTACCGTGTTTGTCTAATGCTTTACACGCATCACTGACAGCGGCCTCTTGATAAGGGCGCAATAACATGTTGGAACTCCACTAGTCTAGAAAGTGAGGGGGTATTTGGCCCACGGCCCCCTTTCCGTGGTCTAGCAGGTGCGGAGTGACCTGTGCCGCTAGATACTACTTATTTGCCCAACTTGGTGTTACTACGCCTGTTGCTTCTGAGCCTGTGGTAGTTGTGCTTGTGGCACCTACCGTTGACTGCTGCGTAACTGGCGCTTGACCAGATGGTACAAAATCACTTTGGTTTGGTGTTAAAGCTGCTATCAACCGATTGGCATCAGCGTAGTTATCACCACCCTTCTTAATGCCGACCTTAGCGCAAATCTCCATACCATTCAAGTCCATAA